TTAGTTGGTTTCTGCAATAACAACAGCCTGGTCAGTGATTAGACCTAGACCGAAGATTGAGTACCAAGCAAGCGCATGCTCACGACCGAAGTCAAGGATACCGCCATCGCGGAGCTCAACTGGTAGAGAGATTGCGTGACCGAATGCGTTATCTCCAATGAAGATAGCTGCATAACGATCCTTGTTACCGTTACCTGTCTTTGTGGTTGGGGTTACATAACCTCCACCAGGGGTAATGGTTGGTGTTGCTGCTGAGTCGGCTGAGTAACCAGAACCTGCACCGTTTGGAACCTTGAGAACCTGAGTGGTCTCAATGAACACTGTGTCGTACAAGCGGCCAATTTCGCCAAGCATGAAGTTTCCTGGAGCAGCGTACTTCGTGACCTCGATAAACTCGGGCATGTCACGGAGCTTACGGCTCTGGTGTGGGTGAACGAAAGCTACATAGGTCTCGCCCAACCTTGGAATGTTCTTGGTTGCTAGGGTCTCTACTGCATCCTTGACTGTGCGTGGAGTGAAGTAGAAAGTACCTGTCATAGCTGCACGGTTAGCAGCGGTTGTGCCGTCTGCATACCAGTTGTTAACAGCTGTGAGAGCGCTGCGGTCTTCACCGTAAATGGTAGAAGTAGCAGCGTATAGGGTGTCGCGTGAAAGCTGATCTAGATAGATAGCCATGTTGCGACCAAGTAGACGTGAGGCAGATGCCATTACGTCATCAAATGATGCGTTGAGAAGCAACTCAGAAACAGCAAGAGCATAACCATGCTCAGTTACTGTGATTGAGAATTGCTGTGCGGTCAACGCGTTGGTTTGCATACGAACACCTTCGACAAGTGCTGACGCAAAGCCGAGGTTGTTGTAACGCAAGAAATTAATTTGTAGACCAGGTGCAACACCGAGTTCAGTCTTCTTGACTGCAAACTGCTCAAAGCGAAGAATTGGCAGAGCCTGGAAAAGGATTTCCTTTGACCAGATCTGTTGGATCGCTTGAGTTAGCTGGGTGTTGGTACCTGAGTAAGCTGTGGGTGCCGCAGCGAGATTGCCGGTACCCGTGATTCCAGATGCCATTTAGCTATAGCTCCTTAGTTTGGATTTTTGGATTGGGTGTACTACCCGAACAGACCCGATTGTTCCCCACGAGCTTTAGGGCTCATGAGTTTATCTCTGTACTGTGCGTATTCTTGAACTGACATGGCTGCAATTTCTTGAGCCGTAAACTGACGTTGCGACGTATTGTTTTCCAATGGTCCGGCTGGAGGCAAGGTTGCCCTTGTCCCCGTCATATCTCTACGCGTTGCTTGCATCGCTGCTTGCGCCGATTCGAGAATTCTTGATGAACGTTCTTTCAAACTTTCTAAACTTGCATCAATTTCTTCGCGAGTATTACCTGCGATTAAATCTAGAAGTTCAGGCATGATGTTTTCACGTTCTTGATCTACACGCTGTGAGCGGTAGTTCTGGAGGTCGGTGAATAACCGCTCCTGCTCCAGTAGAGCGAAGGCTCGTTCGCGTTCTTGACGCTCACGCTCCAACTGCTCTTGCCACTCGGTTTCTTTAACCTTAAGGAGTTCACGAACTTCAAGTTCTGACTCTCGTTCTTCCTTGGCCTTGGCTTCGGCAGCGGCTTGACTATCCAACTGCTCTTTTGCCAAACGAGCGACTTGCTCTTCTTTTTCACGACGAAGAGAAGCAACTTCTTCTTTCAATTGTTCAATCTGTGGATAAAGTTTATCTTTTTCCTGTGATCGAACTTTTGCTAGATCGTCCTCAGTGTAAAACTTTGAATTCACTGAAGATGTTGTAACAGTAGGCGCGTCAACGCCCGACACATTTACAACTGGAACAGTACCTGCTTCGGCTGCGAAAGCTTCTGCAGCGGTTTCTGCGACTTCTGACATGCTTGATTCCTTTACATCCTAGGGGTCGTTATCCGATATGAGAGCACGTATGACCTAACGTTTTTGCAGTATTAATTTTTCCATTACCTACGAAAATTATCAGCCGAAACTGGTTATTTTTCGTATTCTTTCGGCGGTCTTCTCTGTGGGAGTTTCGTGCCGTAAGCTTCGGTGACTAAACGGTTTCTAAGCGCCGCTTCCCCATTCATTGTCATCTGGGATGCTTCATCTAGGATTGGGGTAGCCGTATTTGGCTGTCCTCCCATAGGAACCCCTAGTTGTGGGTCCATGATTGGCTGGCCGGCGTTTCCGTCAGGTCCAGGCATCATTCCTGTTAAGCTCATAATTTCTTGGGCAATAGAGTTTTTAAGCATTTGTAGAGCGCCGTCTGCCTTGGCATCATCCATAAGTTCTTGACGGATCTCTTGAATCTTTTCTGCTGGGAACTCTTCACCAAGTGCTCTAAGAGCACCCTCTTTAGACTCAAGTCCTAGAGACATACGAGTTTGAATTTCATTTAAAGCAATTAGTTTGTCTAATGGAAGGGGTTGAGGGAACTGAACTATTGACCGATAAGTAATAGGGTCATTTGGGTCAAGTTGAGTGACTTGATCAGCCTTTAAAGGCACGTTTCTAGTTGGGTCCCAGTTGAGCCATTCTGGTTCTTTTACAACGATACTCATAAGAATAAGTTCGTTTACTTTTTCAAGCCCACGAGCATATTGAATAATCTTTTGATGGTAGCGATTCATCAAAGGTTGGAACTGGATAGATAGCGCAACACCAGATGTATTAGAGATAGGCTGGGCTTGACCAAGTGCCGTTTCTGGCACGCCAATCATTTCGTGCATAGACTTCTTGAGCATCGCCATGTATTCCATGGCGCCCTTTAGTCCTTGCGACCCACCTTCCAAATTCTCAACACGGGCGTCTTTAGGAAGACCTCCCCAAACCTTGTTTGCTCCCTTTTCAAGTTGCGATGCTTTGGCACCAATAATGACAGTAACTGGCGCTGCGTGATAATTAACGATGTCAGCAACATCTGTAGCAGTTTCGTTATAAGAGCGGTTGATAGAAATAATATCATTGCAATCAGAAAGGCCCCAAGGAGAACCACTGATACGAACATTCGGTATGTGAACAACAGGAATAGTGCCAAGCGGATTAGGGCGCGAATCAATAAGTTCATCATTGATGTACTCTTCAATAACATCGTCTGTAAGAATTTCCGTGTAGGTAAATACTTGACGAGTGCCTTCCAAAGACGTTCCCCAGAAACGGTACTTAAGCTTAAAACGAATAAGGCGTTCACGATCATGAGGGTGAAACTCTGGGAAACAGAAAGATGAGTTAAGGGGAAGGATACGAACGCGGCCGGGATGGACCCTACCAACAGTATCCCTATATTCCTCTTCGTAGGCGACTTTGATGAAACAGTCACCAGAGACCGTGCCTTGCTGACCAATTTCCCAAAGAACTGTCGCTTTATTGTTGTCAACTTCCCAAACCCTCTCAAGAATATCTGGGACGATTGCCTCAGTTTCCTTCGGGGAGCGGAATTGAACTCCTTTACCGAAAGTAAAGTTGATAATAAAATCTGAAAACGCACGATAATAGTTTAACGCTATTTGAGATTCGCCAGTTTGTCTGCGATAAGAATAATGATGGCCAAGATACATTGCCCAATTAAGGGAGTATCTATTTAAACGCGGACCATGTACTTCAAATTCTTCATCTGCTAGTTCTACTAAACCTAGCGGAGAAATGGAGATAGTAAGATCGCTAGACGCCGCCCTGTAACTGGGTGGTGAAAAGTCAATCGAACTCACTTAGCACTCCTAAACTGATAGGGCGCAATCGTAGCAAAAACTACTTTTTGACGCCTTCGCCTTTAATGAGACCGCGACCAACTGGCTTGGCCACTTTCTTCATAACTTTCTTTTTCTCTTTATCTTTCTTTTCTTCTACGTAATCCCGCATTCTAGGGTCTATATCCTTTTTAGAGGTTACGTATTTTCCGCCCTTCATTGCGTACTGAGAATGTACCCAGTGAGCAGCGGCTGGAGAGGGATACTTTGAGAACTTACTTTTAGCTTGAGTAACAATCAAATTATAAAGACGAGGGTTAGCAGCAATTTGCTTAGGACCCTGTTGAACTGATTTACCTGAAATTAGCGCCATAGCTATCCCTTAATTAATAGGTGTCCTGCCCCTTACCAAATTTTGTGTATGGAGGAGCAGGACTTCCTAAATTATTAGTCGGTTACTACCGCAGGATTTTGTGATTCCTGATGTCCGCCATCACGGAAAACACGCTCGAAGTCGTTCTTACCATGGTCAGCAAAAGCACCTGTAGAGAATTCTCCAAGATGATCTGGTGCTGAAACCCATGCTGCTGAACCAACGTGAGCACGCTCACGCATTGTCTCTTCTGCTGTTTTTGTGTGAACTGGGGCATTGCGGTTTGGACGACCTGCAGCAGGCTTGTAACCCTGCTCTGCTCCCGTAGCAAATTGTGCTGGAACGTCTGTGTCAGTTGCGACACCTTCTTCGAAACGAAGTGGTCCGCGTTGACCTGGAATTGCGCCCGCCATTTTGCGGTCGTACATATTGCCAGGACGCTCTGGGAACTTAGGTGATGGTGCGATTGTCATATATGACTCCTTATTTAAGGTTGAGGGCCTCAGGTAAAAGTATCCATCAGTACCAGAGAAATCTCATAGTAAAGTCGAGATTATCTGCCGTAAAACGGGGATGAGGACATTTCTACTTGGGGCATGGTTAAATCCATAGTTAGGGCGCAGGCAATGGCTAGGCTATCCGCATAATCATCGTGGGCATGGGCTTCTTCTGGGGCGTGTGCTAAAAAGTTAGGACCTTGAAACTTTGTCTCTAAATCCGTCATTTGTTGATAAAAACGCTTCCAAGATCTAAGGCGCCTTGTCTTAGCGTGGGCTGGCCAACCAACCATTCGCCTATCAATTAACGCCTTTAAATGCTTCCAGCGTTTAGATTGTTCCTGTTGGCTACTACCAACTGAATGAACTTCTGCTCTTGGTAATAATAGTTTTAGGCGTTGAGCAACAGCATCTCCGACACCATTTGCGTCAACTCCAACTGCTAGTACATCGTAGTTAGATAAAAAGTTAACAACTTGAAAATACTGATCTTCCCAATCATCCCCTTGTATCTCTAACCAGTTTAAGATTCTGTGGTCGAAGTATCCGAATTCGTCCGGCCTGTCCCAGTCGACCCAGACCACCGTGACGACCGTTGAGTCCATCTTCCGTGCCGGGTCGATTCCCACCACCACAGGTGTTCTGTGCCAAGCTTTAACAACTTCTTGGGAAGTATCTCCAAGCTCATCCATAACTTGAGAGGTAACAAACATACCCCTTTCCAAAAGCCACTTACAATTGTACGACATCTGAAATTCATCTGAATCTTCTCCAACTCTAAGCATTTCACGTTTAATGAACTTGCCGTAGTTAAGGTTTACCTTAGAGACTTCTTTCCAGTCCCATTCAAAATGATTTTGTTTTGATCCGCGACTAGTCTGACGTCTCTTGTTTAATTGTATGCTTCTATAGAAGTTATTTTTGCTTGAAGTGGGGGTACCAGTCTTAACCATAGTTCCAGAGTAATACGCCAACATAGGGGAGATAGACTTAGATACTACAAAGTCATCTGCTTCTTGGCACTCATCAATAACTACAAGGTGGAAAGACTTAGACTCAATCTTTGCACGAGGGTTAGCGGTCATCATGGTTAGGCTTGAGCCAGAGTTCTTTAAGCGTATTTGTCGTGTGACGCCGGGAACTTTCCCAATGCTATCGTCAATTTCTGGATCTCCAAGAATTTCTATAGCACGCTCGCTAGTTAATCTATTAACTGCTCTACCAAATAATGTTTCAACCTGACCTTCAACAGGCGCGAACATACCAACCCATATTCCATTTTTAAACTTACCAAGTAAGTCTGGGTACATTCGAGCCAATCTAGGTAGCAATACCATAAGCGTAACTACAGTGTTTGCAATTGTTTCCGACTTACCAGACTGACGAGCTGCAAGCGCAGTTACTTCTTCACCATCATTAATGATTACAGACTCTATAATTCTACGAGCTAAAGGTTTTTGATACGCATGCAAGTCATGGCCGACTAATGCTTCCATGAAAGACATAGTCTTATCAATAAGTTTATTTACAAACTCACGAGAAAGCTCATCAAGACCATCGTCCTCCTCAGGAGGCAGATCGTCTTCTTGCTCCTCTTCAAGGAGTTCATCATCTTCTTCTACAAATTCAATATCACTCATACTTACCTAAGTCTAGAATAAAACACAAAGCCTTGGCTTTTAACCAAGGCTCAGTGCTGCCACACGGGGAGAAGGAAGTGAGGTGGGTAAATTATAGAACAATTAGGAAATTTTGGTCATACGGCTATGTAGCTCGTCGACCACAGCGTTGATAGCCTCGGCACCAGTTAGGGCCTCTTTTAGAACATCAGTGTTTTTGGTCTTTTCAAACTGATTTATACAACGACCTAGGTCATACATCGCCTGATCAATCCAGAGAATCAACTCTCCAGTAGGTATCTTTTTTACCCTTTTAGCAATCTTTTCATCAAAGGGCTTTACCCAAGGCTCTTTTTTCTTAAAAAGTTTCATCATATAGTCCGTCCTTTGGGGTCCAAGCAGTGCGCCCTTTCATGGCGTTCATCATAATTAAATCAATATCTTCGTCAGTTAAAAGATGTGGGTCGGCCACCGTTTTAAACAGAAAGCCTATGTAGAACCCATTTGTTGTAAAGGGGGCCCTAAAGACTAGGCACTTGCCTTTCCTAAAAGGTATCTCGGTTTCTTGGGTAACCCCTACCTCTAGTATCGGCAATAATTTTTTATGCCAATACCTAAGAGTTCCTACGTATAGTGGTCCGTAAGTTTTCATTAGTCGTTAAACATAACCCTTGTCTCTGCTGGCATTTCAGCAGGGTTGAAGTACCCCCACGGCTGATCATCTAGTCCGCTATAGCGCAAGTATAGCCCAGTTGAGTTAGATGACTTCAAGTCGTTCCAGAATTCCACAGGGACATCGTAGTACTCAATCCAAGGCCCGTTGTTTTCGGCTCCCTTTTTACCTCGAAACTTAACCACTAGTTTCTGGGCTTCCGCGCTGTAGGCAATCTTTAGCGCTCGCGGTCTTTCAGGGTTAGTAGTTGGAGCGTTCATTACCCTGAAGGATGGCTCAGTATCACGTCTATCTGGCTCTTGGGCATTAACAATCTGCCAGTCATCAAATACTTTTTCACGACCACGCATCGCCAGATTGAGCTTTTTGTTCTGCTCATCTTCCCTAGACCGCCGGGTTCTTTGGTAGTAATTATCGTCAAATCTAGCCATGGCTACTCGCAAACATGGTCGCCAGTTTTATTTTCTAAAACTCTGGCATCACATACTTTACAAATCATCGTGCGTGGAGTTGTGTAGCTATTTTGAGCAGTGGCTCCTACTGGAAAATTAGAACCATCATCAGATGACTCTGGGACATAGTCGTCCACTATAGGCTTTTCGTTAAATAACTCTCTAGGGAATGGGCCCTGAGGTTCCATTACCTGTCTAGGAACAGGGTGCGCCTGAGGCGCATCAATCCTCGTTACTCTCATCAGTTATCTCTGATGGTGCTTCGGCTGCTTTTTTCTTTTTCTTAGACGTTGTTTGTGTTGGGATGTTTAACTGTCCAGCCTCAGCGCGTGGTCTTAGAAAGGTAGGAAGACACTTGTGGCAGTAGTAAACGGCGCTTACGCCTGGATCTGCTACTACGTAAAGCGCTAAGTCTGGACAGTTAAAACATTTCATGTTACTTCTTCTTTGACTTTGCGTCTAACTTCTTAGTTACCTCAGAAGCAAGAGACTCAGCAACTCGGCCAAATGCCGGGTCTTTCTTATTCAACCAACGAAGTGCCGTTGGGATAATTGATGCCCAAAGAGCATTTGCAACTAGCAACCATTCGCCAGATCCAAAATCAAGTGGACTGGAAATTCCGCTAGTTTGAGTGACAATCATAACCGCGCCAACTACCTGACCAAACAGGTTTCGTGCGTATGATTCAATTGCGGCTTTATTCATATATCTCCTAGTGTAGCGGGCTAAGCCCGTCCTACTAGTGTACTACTTTGTCCGCCTGCGGGTCTTTGGTTTATCGCCCTCGGATAGGTGCTGATCTAGGCGACCCTTCATTTCAGCTAAATCTGCCTTTATGTCAGTAAGCATGGGCAAGATTTCTAATTTGATTTTGTCTGAGAGGCTTTCTCCACCATTTGGCTTTAGCTCTTCTAAGTATGATTTAATTACCCAGCGACCAAATCCGCCTACTACTACTAATGTAGCTGTAACTGACGCAGCTACTCCTGACCAATCTAAAATTGACATAAATTCATCCTTCTAATTACGCTTGGGTCCCATGTCATTCTGCGATTACTATCACATATATCAAAGATTGAGTTACTTATTTATACTGTAAATATGTCCGATTTGTCTACATATATACACATAAAAATAATATTTAGT